TATTTTTTTTGTTTATTACTTAAGGCAACACAAATACTTTCATTTATAAAAAAATAAAAAAATAATGAGAAAAAATAAGATAAAAATAAATGGATGGATAAAATAATAAAAAATAAAAATAAATAAAAATAAAATAAAAATAAAAATAGATAAATTAATAACCATGTTTTCATTCATAGAGCAATTACAAGCATTTCTTCACAAGTGGATATATAATGGATTGTATTATGCAACATGCGGTCAATTTTTGTTTATTAATTACATTCAAATTCCCTTTTGCACTTTGTGGAAATATGTAAATCCGCCTCAAAGCAAGGTGGTTCACAATGTGTATTATAATTATAAAAATAAGGATGAATGCGTGTGTCATACTTATGAAATAAATGGTGATACAGATGCTGCTACTGATGCTGTGGGTTCTAAGGAAGAAAAGAATGAGAATAAAGACACTTTTAAAATTGTACGTCATCAAAAATACTGCCCCATTGCGGATACACATTCTTATTTAGATGTCATTAGCAATGATGATAATGATAGTGATGGCAATAAAACAAGTGAGCCTATAATGGCAAATGTTAAATTTATGGATATTGAACTCGTTTTTCATCAAAAGGTGAATGATGACAAGGGTGATGACAATAATGACGATGACGATGGCGATGGTGATGCAAAAAATGACGACAACGAAATCACACACGTCATAGAACATTCTATCGCGCTGAAATTTCCCCTGCGAAATTATTATGTTGTTGGAAACAAGATAAACGCGGATTTTATCCATTATTTCATGAACACTTATCACAAGGACGTAGTGGAGAGATATGACCTGACTGCTCCCTACAAATACACCATGACCGTCATCGACCACAATACCAAGATTGAGATTTTAAATGACAAGGACGCTATTGTATTCAACGAACACGATTATACCATCATTCGGGGATAAGGCAAGATTTTTTAATATTGTTTGATAGTAAAAGTAAATAAAATAAAATAAACTAAACCAAACAAAACAAAACAATATTAAAATGTCAACAATGTACGGAATTACACGAAATTTAGGTTCCAATGCCTTTGGAGGCGGATACTTGCGAACACCCGTTATTGGACCGCTCAGCACTTCGCAATATCCCAATGTCCTGCCTTATCACAGCTACGGAACATTGGTGGGCGTACGCCCCACTCCGCCCCAGTTTTACCCCAGTCAAGAACCGGTTGACGCTCAACAAAATACCAACATGCGTAGCCAGTATTTGCGGGCGACATCTGTCAGCAACGCCCAGTCTTTTTATGAGGAAGAATTGGCGAAATTGTCGCGACCTATGTCCATTCACTTGAAAACCTCCAATCGTCAGGTGCCGCAATCTACTCACATGAATTACATCGCTCCTCTTTCGTCGGGAATGTATTTAAACGAAAAAAAATCGGTTGCAGTGGGAAAATCTGCCTATAAGGTGGGTCTTCCTGCTGCGGCGCCCATCACCACCAAAAATTATTACCCAAGCGGAACGCGGAGTGCGTTGCGACGAGCTCGGTCAGCGGGTTCTGTCGCACCCAAGAAAAAAGGGTCTATTTACAACACACATTTACGCACCGTAACGTCTGGATGGGGGGCTGCACCTCGGGCTACTTATTAAAGTGATGATTGATTTGTTGATTATTGATTGTATGTTTCATTAGTTTTCATCGTCATTATCTTTATTTCATTTATTGCCATTTTTGTTCATTCGTCTTGTTTTGTTTTATATTGTTGTGAAAAAATTAAATAAAATGATAATTTAATATGAGCAATTATACATTATCCACTTTTCAACAATCTAGCAAAAATAATACGAATGTATGCACAAGTAGTAATTCCTTTTTATTAAAATTATGTGGAACTTCATATGCTACTCCTTCATCTGCCTCAATGACCACTTTAACCATGGGATTAAGTGGAAGTTCAAGTTCAGGATTTAAAGCAATGAGCCGTTCTATGGTTGAGCAGATACCCGTTTTGCCAATTACCAATTGTATTAATATGGGACCGGGAACAGCACAAGTAAACTGTATCGAGAATTTAATATCAAATTCACTATCTGGGCTCTGTTCTGGTGACACTGGACAGCAATGCGTAAGTATTATATTAAATACAATAAAATCCGACTTATTTACAATCCTACAAAATTCCAATTACCAACCAGGTACATTTTTGAAATATTTATCATCTAATTATTTATCATGTACGATATCAAATTATTATGTAGAGGGACTTGTTCCTTATTATGTTTATAATATATCATGTATTGGAACAAATCTTAATTTAGATTGCAGTGTTAAGTATTATCCATATCAATTAACATATCAAATACAGTGTAATCATGGTTTGCAATGTACTATACAAACTAATAGCACACGTAGTTATTATACAATAACTGTAACTTTAAGCAATGGAACTACCTCCACTATTACTATTTAATCTTCACTAACTACAAAAAATATCCACATTTAATTATGATAAAATATTTCATTTATTAAATTATCAACAATCATTAATCATTGATTTCGGGCAATCTCATATGAGCCTTAAACCACGCCTTTAATTCCTCTTGCGGTTTGTCTTTACACACAAATATAATGCTTGGATAATGCGAAACATTATATCGGTCCATTAGTTCTTCTTTTGCCTTTGCATCTGCATCCACCTTTTCGTCTTCTACATTCGTGCAGTCTTGCTCGGTACATTCAACTACGTATCCATCTATCGTCGCACCATCATTGAGCCTTTTGAATTCTTCCCATTTGGGGGTCATTTCTTTGCAATACTTGCACCAATCTGCATAAAAATAAACAAATTGGATGGTTTTGATAGTATTGTTTTGAGTTGGTGTTTCACTCGTTCCCGACAATACTTCTTTGGTGACATCTGTGATATTTCTTTCATCCGCTGAATTTATTTTACCTTTTACAAAAGAAACCATATTAGTATTCTGGGTTATTTCATTTTGTTCGGGATAAATTTCATTCATCATTTTTGTGTAAATAAAATAGCAACGACTGATGTTAGTTAAAGCAGTTTCAAACATTACCTTTACTCTTTGCTGGAAATTGCAACATATTTTTATTCATTTTTATTTTTATTGTTTTATTGTTTGTTGGACAAAAAAAATAAAAATGTTTTTTGTGTTTTTTTGTGTTGACATGGTTTTACTCTTCATCACTGTCGCAGTCGCTGTCAAATCCATCTATTCCCCAATCCCGAAACTTGGGAAGATTGCGTGGATGAAATCGCTCCTTTATCAAATCTTCTTTAAAGGTCAAACATCGGTCTCGCATTGCATCGTAATCGTAGGTGAAAATATGTGGATTTGACCAAATCTCATCATAAAACCTATCTACAACAATGGAAGGATAAATTTTCAAATATTCTTTCAACATAAGCATTGCATCCGGATTATGATTTCTTGACAACTTGTACCAGATTATCTTTTCTTGGTTTTCTTTCAAAAGAGCAATGGCATCTGAACTGGGATTGGATGATAGTGTTGCCCATTGAATTTTCTCGGGTCTCTGTTTCAGCAAATGAACGGCATTTGGATTTTGGCATAAAACGCCCCAATTTATTTTCTCTGGGTTTTGTTCTAATAATTCAACAGCCTTTGGATGGGGATTGGTGCATAAACATCCCCAGTGTATTTGTTCCTGATTTTGTTTTAATAATTCAACCGCCTCTGCATCAGGATTCCGAGATAAATAATCCCACCGAATTTCCTTTGGATGTTTTTTTAAAAGAGAAACTGCATTAGGATTGATACATAAAGATGCCCAACATTGTGGTTTTTTTTCAATATTTTGTTCTATTAAAGGAATAGCCTTTGGATTAGGATTAATAGATAACATCAACCAATCTATTTTTGTTGGGTTTTTTTCTAACAAAGGAATTGCGTTCGGGTTGGCCGATAAAATGTTCCAATTAATTTTTTCTGGATATTGTTCCAGTAAAGATATTGATAATGCATTTGAATTTCGGCATAAATTATCCCAAAACAACCAATTTAGAATTTCATAATTTTTTATTATATGCTGTTCTAAAAGAGAAATGGCATTAGGATTTCGGGCTAAATTAATCCACCTAATCGTTCTATTATCTAACCAATCGTGCAATTTTAGCATTGTATATTTTGTGTAATGGGTGGGGTGTGTATGCTAACAAATTGTAAATTAAAAAAATCATTTTTATTTTAATTTTTGATTTTTGTTAGCCAGTTCATGGAACCATTGTTTCGTAAAAATATTGCCATAAAATAAAATGTCAAAATTAGCCGTAAATACAAAAGAAGATTTAAATGTGTTGAACCAACATTTAAGCGAACCCAATACCCACGTATTCGTGCTCGTTTTTATGGAAGAATGTGGTCCGTGCAAGGCTACGCGACCCGAATGGGATAAAATTAAGGTTGCCGATAAGAATAAAAATGTCGTGGTTGCAGATGTCAATTCTCGGCTTTTGTTAGATGACTCCAACAAAATAAAATACGTGGGCGATGTCATGGCGTATCCCACAATCAAACACATCCATAAAGGCAAGGTGCATGATTATTCGGGCGACCGCAGTCATGCTTCATTTGAAAAATGGATTAAGGATGCATCTGCATCTGCATCTCCTAACAAATCGCAATCAAAAATAGGAGGAAAGCGGTTGCGGACACGACAAAACAAGAAAAAAATAACTCGGAAAGGGAAGACAAAATCAAAGTTAAAATCAAAAAGAAGCAGAAAGAGTTCCAAAAGAAGGAATAAAAAATGAGGACAAACAAATGTCGAAATCATTTTGAATTTTTGAAAAAATGAAAAGATACATCCAATGATGTATAACATAGATTTAGATTGTTAAAAATGCAAAAACAACCACCAGTTTGCGTTTTATTCAACAACATTCAATATTTCAATTCCAAAGAATTGATAAATTATGACCCAGCTTTTGGTTATGGATGCAAAACGAAGCCAAGAAATATTATTACTAAGAAAAATATTCCACTTGAAGATTATATATATGCCACGTTTAATTCCAAACAAAATGAATGGAAGCATAGCAGTCCTGAGTGCAAAAAGGCCCAAATATTAATCACAAAGACATGGGCGGACAAACATTATTTTAAGAATGTTCCCGTCGCTATTGATGATGTGAATGTTTCAGATAATACAGACAAAAATGACGTGGTTGCGGAATATAAAATTGCACCCGACGTCATTGAACTAAAATCCGATGAAAAATTCACTGATGAAAATGGTGAAGTTATTGAAATTGAAACACGTGGAACTAAAACAGAAAATGGGATTTATTTTAGGGTGAGTGATATTGCTAAAGGTTTTAATATAGAATTTTTAGATAGGTCTCTTCGTCATGAACATGGAGGATATATTAAAGGAGATGATTATGAAATTTTTATTCAGGGTAAACAAGTAAATTACTTGGTTACCCCGAATAAAAATACCAATGACACAACTTTTAATCAGGGGGCACTCGTAAATAACAGCTCTAGCTCGTTTAAAAAATGCCTTTATCTAACATATCGTGGATTATGTCGTGCTTTGTTCGTGTCTCGTAATAAACACACAGAACGTTTTAAACAATGGGCCGTCAATAAATTATTCACAATTCAAATGGGGCAAGAAATTGACAGAAAAAAATTAGGTGCAGAATTATGTGGGATTACTATAAAGCAATTGACCAATGTTTTCGGTGCAAATTGCGCGCAGTATTTTTCATGCATTTATTTGCTTGCTTTGGGTAAAGTTAAAGACCTGAGAACCACATTTAAAATTGACCCCGATGTTAAAGATGATGATGTTGTTTATAAATTTGGTTTTTCCAGCGATTTTACTCGCAGACTAAAAGAGCATAACTTAAACTACGGAAAATTAAATAACGTTTCTATTACCATCGCAGCATATCACCAAATTGACCCTAAATTTACGACGGAGGCTGAACGGGAAATGCGAGAATTTTGCAAGTCATTTGAGTTGAAATTAAATGTAGATGGAATGAAAGAGTTGATTACCTTGAATGTCAAGCAGTTAGGGCAGGTTAAAACTCAGTATAAGTACATTGGCAAGTCTTATTCGGGGGCAACATCGGAAATGCAAAACAAAGTAGAAGAGCTTCTTGCAACTATCAAAGATACCCAGCATACCTACTCTCAACTAATCAAAGAAAAGGAGATTGAATTGCTACAAAAGGATTTAATTATCAAAGATGAACAACATAAGGTGAAATGTCTGCAAATGCAGTATGACTTGGTAACTGAGAATTTGGAATTGAAACTTAAACTCGCCGAACGCAATTAAAATAAAACTGCGAATTGCATTTTTTAATTTTAATATTTGTAATAATAAAACACATTTTATATTTTATTTTATTCATCCTAACAAATATGAAAAACCAATCCTTGTTTCATTTTTTCATTATTATTTTGTGCATTTTTATTATTTTGCATTTGTTAGGTAATTTGGTTGCTGAAAGCCAGAAAATATCTGGATTTACTCCGCGAATGCGCGCTGCCGCTCGTCCCCATGTCCGCTTCGTTAATCATCAATATAATACAATGGTTGCGCCTTTGACATGGGATACTTGGCGGAGAGTATTGAGGCGATGGAGATTATTGTAGATTTTTTGAAGGGAGGGGAAAAAATGTGTTAAAATATGAAAATAATAATATATTCTTGGAATAAGGATTTTATTTTTAGTTATATAACATATGGATGCTAATGCAACTGAAAATGCAAATGAAAATGCAAATATAAAAAGTAAAAAAACAAAAACTAAAAATAAAAGAAAGAAAAATATTGATACGGAGGTGAATGTGAATGTAAATGCGGATGAAGTTCTAGCAGACCAATTCAATAAATGCCGTGCAAAAATTTCTCTGTTTAAAATGCAAATTAATGAGTTCGCTGATATGTTTAAACAATTAGAGAAACAAACTAACAAATGCTTAAAAGAAGCCAAAAAAAGGAAAAAACAAGAGATTATTGTTCGGTCGTCGTCTGCTAAACCGAAACGCGAAATGAAGGCTACTTTGTTAAGCAATGATTTATGTGTTTTTTTGGGCGAACCTTCCGGAACAGAAATGTCTCGCGCTGATGTGAATAAACGACTTTTTGCATACATTAAAGATAAATCGCTATATAATAAAGACGATAAATGTCTGAAACCGGACGGGGCATTGAGCGAACTAATTGGAATACCCGATTTTAAATTGACGCATTTCAGTATTCAAAAATGTATGAATAAACATTATATTGCTACAAAGAAAGAAGAAAACAACAACAAAAACAACAATAAAAAATAAAAACCGCAAAATTGAAAATGGGAAATCCGTCTTATCCGTCTAACAAAACTAATCGCGCCAATAATTTTTCGTCCATGTTTGCTACTGCTAGGTTGCCCTATGGTGCAAAATATAATAATTGCTCCAACACGCTCTGCTATACATGGAACAAGAATTATATTTACAAACCGCATTCTGCCAATGGAATGGTTGGAACCAGTGCTGCGGGATACTTGGGACGCCGAAATCGTCTTTAAGGGAAAGGAAAGGAACAAACAATATAAATATATTTTTATAAAAACAAAAGACAATCCATCTATAATATAAATTTATAAAAATGTCATTAGAATTGGACTTGAATGACGATTTAAAAATAACCAATCCAAGATTACCACCTGTCAAATTAAATCATCGGCAAAAGTGCAAGGCTATCGTGAATGCGACATTTGACCATTTACATGATACTTTTGAAACTCAAATTGAAACGGAGAGCGGAACATATGTCCATGTATGGAATAATGCAGAGATGGATATGATGTGTGAACCAGAACCGCATTCGGTGTGGGACACTCACACGGACATCACGGCTGATAATGATGATTATAATGACATGCTCTCTGTATCTGCCACATCTACTTTCATTCACACCGAAGATGTGGAAAACAAGATTGCGATGTATTCCTATGAATTCTTGTCCGTGCAAGATTGCGAACACATTTACGATTCTTGTTTTCATTTCATGGAGGAACATATTGCGAATTATCCCCAGCAGTTTCACCAGCCGAATTTTCACGACATTTTTGAAGCTTCTATTCATAACATGGTGCATGAAATGATAAAACACGTGCAGGAACACAACGAACAAGAGTCGTATTCGCACTTGGCACTCACGTCGCCCTTGTTTGCTTCTTGGTCTTCTTCTGCTTCTGCTTCTTCCGGTTCTGCTTCTTCCGGTTCTGGTTCTTTGGAAAAAGAGGTTGATTTTATTATTCGCGTCGCCATGAAGCAGTTTTTCCATCACCACCATGTTCCCATTCGCTCTTATCCCGACACCCGCATATTATTTAACGGACCCAATAACCCCCAATTCAGTGCTTGGAAAGCCCGAATTGAGGTTCTGCGAAAGAAACCGCAACCCGAACAACGAACTCCTGAGTGGTTTGAGGAGCGAAATAACATGCTTACCATGAGTAATTTTTACAAAATTTGGGAAAGCGAAAAGGTCGCGAATAGTCTCATTTATGAAAAATGCGAAGCCATTGATAATTCACCGGAAGTCGTTGCACGCCGCGAAAGTAAATCTGGTATGTTCGTCAATACGGACTCACCCTTACATAAGGGGCAAAAATACGAACCGGTTTCCACCATGTTTTACGAACATAAATATCATACTTGTGTTGAAGAATTTGGGTGTCTGCGTCATGATGTGTATCCCTTTTTAGGCGCATCACCCGATGGAATTAATACCGACCCCGCATCCCCTCGCTATGGACGGTTGCTGGAAATCAAAAACATTGTGAACCGCGAAATCAACGGCATTCCCAAGAAGGAATACTGGGTGCAGATGCAGGGACAAATGGAGGTATGCGACTTGGATGAATGCGACTTTTTGGAAACTCGGTTTGTTGAATATGAAGGATATGCCGACTTTCGTCAGGATTGGGACGAAAACCACTGGGACCCGGAACACGACACAATTGCCGAAAATCGCGACGATAAATACCGCGGTCTCATGGTTCATTTTGTGAAAAAATGCGATATCACGGGGAATTTGAACTCGGTTCCAGTGTATGAATATTGTCCCTTGCATGTTTCGCTAAAAGAAATGGAGCAATGGGAGCGAGATGTGCGGGACCAGCGCGAAAGAAATGGATATGAATGGGTGCGAAATATCTACTGGAAATTGGAGGAATATAGTTGCGTTCTTGTGTGCCGTAATCGTCTGTGGTTCAAGCATTGCATTGCTGATGTGGAGCGTTTTTGGAAAACCATTGAGCGCGAACGCGTCACCGGATACGCACATCGGGCACCCACTCGTCGGGTCAAAAAGGATGAAAATGGTGAGGGTGTTGGTGTTGGTGGGGGTGCAGTTGTAAAAAGAAAGGCCAAAGATGCGTTGCCCGAAAAGGTATGCTTGATAAAGGTCACGAAATTGGACGCATAGAAGGTTTTTATGATTTGTGTGTTTACTTTTGTTAAATGAAATTACTAACAAAAATAAATATCAATTTAATGTTTGGATTGTATTTTGTTTTGTGTTTAAAGCGATTCAAAATCAATGCTTATTTCTTCTTCTTCTTTGGCTAATGCGGATGCAGGTGGTTCAGGGGGTGATGTATCCACGCTCAATTTAATTCCGCTATTTTTTGTTTCCGTTTCGGTAAAGGGCAGATTTTCCACAGATGCAGGGCGCGAAAGAGGCGTCAAATCCACTTCCAAAGGTTCTACCTCTAAGGCAGGAGGTGGTGTGCCTCTTACCGCAGAAAATGCCGTTGTGCTTGTTTCCGTTGGTTCTGGAAGCGACACCAGTTCAGGCTCAGGCTCTTCGCTCAGCACCTTTTGCATATCGCGCAGTTCATTTAGTTCGGGATTAGTTGAGGTCGGTGCATCGTCCAAAGCCGAAATTGCGGATGTTGCGGTTGCCGATACACCGGCTTCGCGCTCCAATTCCTCGGACTGCAACTCTTCCTTTTGAATTTCCTCCGTTATCTCTTCTTCTACCGTCTCGTCCATATATGCTCGCAAAATGGTATCTACTGGAATGCTCTGGCGAATGGTATTGAGTATGCATTCCTGAACGATGATTTCTAGTTCGCGGTAATTCTTTTGCACTTGTAGCGGGGCAATTTGCGTCTCATATAAATATACATTGTTGTACACCTTACGAGCGACATTCACATATACTTTGTGGATAAAATCGTCCAATTTCGGCACTTCAATGTTGATTTTCTTCTGTTTCGTTCCTACTCGCATTGCAGTCAGGATTTTGAGTTGGGTGATGTGCACACAGGTGACTAAATCCTGCAAATAAGTGCATCCGCTTCGCTCCACAATTTGTTTTCGGGCGACCTCTACCGTCGTATTACTCCATTTAGGGATTTGTAAAAGAAAATTCTGGAATGTCATGAGATATTTCTCCGGTTCATCGTTTTTTAGGCATAGATTATTTGCCTCATTGAACACATCGCGCAGACCTTCAATAATGAGCGGAGTTAGAATAATCAATACTCGACTAGCCCATTCGGCCTTGCAGTCATGTAGAGTGCTTAAATTAAAATCATCCATTGTTTATTTGGGGTTTTGTTTTATTTGAATTAGTTAATTATTAATCAATGCTTAATTTATTTTTTGCAAATATACGAACTAACAAAAATTATAAAGATTTGATTTTGTTTTTTTGTTTTTTGTTTTATTCAATTTGCGTAAAAAATGAAATTAAATTGAAAATGTATTAAAAATAATATATAGATATTAGTAATGGCGGCTACAACAAACAACATTAAATATCCCCTTAGTGTGTTTGATGATTGCATTAAAAGCCATAATTATACGGAACCCAGCAAGGAAGTATGTGGTATAATTCACGAAATTGCTGAGAGTTTGAAAGGAAGTGCTAAATCGTGGAACGATAATCGTGCTCGTTTTGCAAGCAATGGACACAAGCATTCGCATCCTCACCCTCATTCTTCGGCTTCTTCTGGTTTTTCCGGGTCTTCTGGCTCGAGTTCGGGTTCATTTACCAGTGGTTTTTCGTCTCAGCCCCGCACGCCTGTGTCTATGCCAACCACGAAACCTAAACCTTGGATTTCGAATACCAATGCGGAAGCTGGTTCTGGTTCTGGTTCCGAAACCAAGGATAGGGTTAATGCGTATCGCCCTGCCACTACCATTTTAGGCAATGTAACCACCGGCTTTGAAAGTCAGCTTCTCCTTATTCGCACTTATCTCAACAAAACCACCGACAAAAATAAGGCTGATATGCACACTAAAATCACCAATATTCTTTCGCAGATTATTCATCCTGATATGGTGGAAGAAAATATGGAGAAACTGGCTCATATGATTTACGCCGTGTCTGCGGTCAATAAGTTCTATTCGTCGCTGTTTGCAGGAATGTATGTGGAACTAGTGGATGCTTATCCGCGGTTGCTTCCTGTTTTGACGGAGAAGTATCAAAAGTTGAATGATTTATCCATCTTTGATGGGATTGTGCTGAATGTCGATGACACTTCATACGAACAATGCTGTAAAAATAATAAGGCGAATGATACTTTGAAGGCTGAAATTACCTTTTTGGCAAATGTTCTCATTATTAAGGGAGAACGTGAGACGGCAATGAATGCGTTGGATGCTGTCGTGCAGAAAATTATTGTGGCGAAAATGGATGCCAGTGAAAAGGCAAAAAATGACGAATGGATTGAGTATGTGTATATTTTGTATAAATCATTGTATCCTTTTATTGAAATTGAAATGGGGTCGGCTTCGCCCTATTCCAAAGTGTTGGAATTATCTAAATGTAAGGCCAAGATATGTCCTGGTCTTAATAGCAAGTTAATTTTTAAATGTATGGAATTAATTGAAATTAAGTAAAGTAATGTAAAGTAAAAAAGTTAATAAATGTGTTTGTGTTATTAACTTTTTGTTTTTTATGTTTTTTGTTTTGTTTAACTTACCTTGTAATGTTTACTGGTTTATTTTTTTACACCTTTTCTCACCTCTCCAGATACTAAAAAGGAAGAGGAAAAAGTTAGACCATCGTAGGTGAAATTCCTACTATTGATTTTGCATTTTTTCTTATTTTTTGCTCAGTAAAATGGGCGTTTGAAATGAGAAAAGGTGTAATCACTTCCTTTTCTTAACCACTTCCTCAGGTGTTCCGGGTGGAAAACCGTACATGAGAACACCAAGACCAAGCCCAACGACAGCAGCACTAAAAATATAAACTGTCAAACCTCTCACCCACCCCTTACCAACACCATAATTCCACCCCTTATCGGTGTGGCAATTACAATCCGAAGGACAAGGACGTTGCAAAGCTTCCCAATCGATTTGGTCCATGTTTTCTTCAAAGAGTTCCATTTTGTATTGGCAGTCAGACATGTTGAATATGCTTGTTTGATTATTTGATTATTTCTTATCAAGTTAAACTTGTTGTGATTTATAATTTTGAATTTATTTTTCATTTTTACTTTTTTGAATTTTTTTTCATTTTTTCATTTTTACTTTATAAAAGTGTAAATACAAATGATTTACATACTTAAACTAAAAAATAATAAATACCATGTTGGTTATAGCAAGTTAATTTTTAAATGTATGGAATTGATTGAAATGAAGTGAATTTGTTGCAATAAAAGAAGGAAAATCGTCATTCTAAAATTATCGTTTTATATTTCTGCTTTTATTTTTTGCATTTTTTGAATAAAAACAAAAATTGAAAAATAAATAAAGCATGACATAACTAAACAATGTCATCTAAAACAAAGTCATCTAAAAGAATGAATATTAAACATTCAGTTCAGTTTGTTCTTTCTACCGAAAACCTAAGGTCAAAAGATGATTTTAGAAAATGGGCCGGCGACCTGGGTTTCGTAAAGTTGTATATATATGTCGAGCGATTAGCGCCTGAAGATTGGGCGCGAATTCGTACTCCCCGTGATAGCACTCGTTATTACGCTCAAAAAAGTTTAGTGGGCTATAAAATTCACTCCTATTAATTATACTGCCCCCCATCAATAAAACGACGCATCAATCTTCTTTTTTGCATCCTTTTCCATTTGTTTTTTCATTGCCATCGGATACTGGCGATTATTATAGGCCATGCACGCCATTAATTCGCACGATATTTTCTTGAATTTCGCTTCCTGTTCATCATCCAAGTCGTCTTCGACGAACCATGCGAATTGCTTATCCAGTTGTGCGTCGATGGTTTTTTTCATGCGCATATTGTCCAAAGCATCGGATAAATTATCCTTTAAATCATAGTAAATGCGGTTAAAGGTAATGGTTTTATTGACCTTGTCCCACTTGCCTGAATTGTAAATCATCATGTACGCATCGCGAAGATTGGAAATATAAATATTCTGGTTTTCTTTCATATTGCTCGAAAAATGTTTCAGGTTGAATAATTTTTCCACTGCTCGTTGCATTTGCTTGAAACACGACTTGTACATTGCATCTGTTATGTGGCTCATATTTTCGTTTCCATAGACATTAATGGAAATATTATTGTTATGATTTGTATTGATACTGGTCGATGCATTCAGCACATTTGTTTGGGTCGCACTCATGTGTGTCTTTGTCTTCAATTCCTCCATTTCCGTTTTGAGTGTTTCATTGTCTTCTTTCAGTTGTTCGAATAATTCACGCAGGGCAATTTCCTCGGGCTGAATGTTCTTGATTTCGCACGGATTTTTACGATTTAAATGTTTTGTTAGTTTTTGATTTGTGCGAAACCGCATTTCGCATCGGTTGCATTGGTATTTCTTCTCTGTTGCATCGGCGGGTTTTTTATTGGGAGGGCGACAGGGTGTTTTTCGGTTTTCATGGATTTTCAAGTTCGTTCGGGTGGTAAATATTTTATTACAAATTGGACATATTCGGTCTCTGTCTGTGGTTTTTTCATCATTTTCCATTCCCTTTTTTTCTTTGTAATATTTTTATTTCATCTATACAAACTGGGATTATTTTATTTATAGAAATTTTATTTTATTTTATTTTATTTTATTTTATTTTATTGTATAATAATTATAAAATTGATTTAATTATTATATTCATTCAAATTAGCATGTCAGCAGAAGTTGTTGTAAATACCAAAACATCATGCAAATATATATGGAACCATATAATTAAACACAATAATATCAATTTATCCAATTTTATTTCATTCATCACCTCACAAAACATAAAAGAAAGCAATAAAACATGGAATGGTGAAACAAATCAATTTGAGCCACGATTATTGTGCAAAATGGATAATAGTCAATCACGACCTCAAATATTTTTAGACAATAATATATGTATGTTAGCCGTCAAAAATGGAACGTATGCATTGATTAAAGAGAACATTTATATTCCATTGATTAAATATGATTGTGTTCCAAATATTATTCGCACGAATAATAAAAGCATGTTATTAGACATTGGAAAAAGTGAAACAAGTATGTTAGACAAAATGTATTATAATCATATTTTAGATGATATAATAGGTGAAAAAATTAATTACGGTCCACTACTGGGAGGCAGACACAGGTGCACTTTTGATACAATTATTGGGAATGAAACTTTAACCATACAAGGAGCTCAATATGAAACGGATGGTTGTTATGAAACTGATAATTATGTTTGTATTGTAGAAGCCAAATCAGTGGAATGTGTGGATTTTAATGCGAGGCAATTATATTATCCATTTCGTGAAGTGCATAAAAAAGTGGGCGACCAAAAGAAAATTATATGTTTATTTATATACAAAGACAAAAAGAATGTTATTCACATCCATAAAATGAAATGGAAGAATTATGAA